GTATCCAACTCACTATTAGCATAGTGAATCCATTCTGCTTTTCTAAGTCTTTCCATTATCTACGTTTCCCTGTTGCTGGATCTGCTACTTCTTTAAGTGTTAAGGGTTGTAAATTACCTTTGTTATAGGCTAAGCCTAGAACAAAGTCGTTTTCTCCACTATAATTCTTCTTCTCTTGAACAATACCATTACCTACAGAATCAGAAGTGAGGTGTTTACCAATTTTAAACTTAGTTCGAGCTGGTCTGTATTTTGGTTTGTTCTTGAGTTGAGAAGGGTGAACACCATAGAGTTTTAACCACTCGTTGTGAGCGGCTAATCTCTCTGCTTTAGTGGTTTTTCTCATGCTAATTGCTTAAGTTTACCAGAGTTCCAAGCTGTAGAAGCAGGAATACGAATAAACCGTTTATTAGTTTGATTCTTGTTAGGATTGGCAATAGTGACCATAACTTTTTTACCAGCACGATGTGCTTTAAGCTGATTAAGAATACGATCAGGTGAAGCAAGGTATTCTTGACGAAGCTGTTTAAGAATGGAGCCATTCACAGTACTGTGAATACCTTTTGAAGTTTGGCTTTTGCGTAGGCGTTTCTTTCCCATAGGTCTCTCCTTTTTGAATATATCTTAATATACAAAATAAAAGAGCTATAAGCAAGTTAATAGTTAATATGTTTACTAGGATCTAAGGATTGTCGTTCAATCCAAGCTAGTATAAAAGCTCTTACACCGCTTATTCTAGAAGTTAAATTATAGTGTGAAATAAGTTTATTATACTCTTCTTCAAATATATAATAATCAATATTTAAAAGATTCTCTATATTAACAGTATACTGAGCGCATTTGGTATATAAACCATGACTTTCATCACCATACTGTACACCCTCAATCATATCTTCTTCAAATACATGTTTAAATCTTTTTTTAAAGTAACTAGGTTGGGCATAACAATATATATAATTTTTTTGAGGACAAGTACCTACTAGTAAAGATTCATGATCTCTAAGAGCATCATAAAATAAAGTATGAGTAGTAGGATCTCTTTTAAAGGAGGGGATAAAGTTACCTAACTCATTCCAGCCATGATGTCTCATGCCATGAGCTGAGTATAAATAATAACTATCAGCTAATCCATGATCAGGATCTTCTCGTCTAAATCCTATAGGATTACTAGGAAATTCAATAGGACTAGTAACATCAGAATCATAATGATTTAACCAGTCAGAACTCCAGTAGGATTCTTTATGGGCTTGTAATACTCTTGTAAGAATACCTCCTGCTGCTCCAGGTATATATAGTATTCCTACAATTTTTTTATGTTGCATTTGTTAGGCTAGATATTGTAACATTAGTTCGTAGTTCTATAAAACTACTTATAAAATCTTTACCCTCAAATAGCTGTTCACAATTAGGACACTCAATTATATCTAGTGGAACAACTTTACCTTGTTGAATCCATATTTCACTAGAAGTATTACATATAGGACAACTAGTTCTTGCTCTGTAGACAAACATTTTCTAATTTTTTCTCATAAGCAGATATAGAATGGTCTCTTGCTCCATCAAAGGGTTCACCTTTTTGCCAAGCACGCATTATACCTCTAAACTGATCTTTGATTCTTTGCCAAGTAGTCATCTTGCGAATATTACCATGATAATTTATATAACATAATTCACCACAATGTTTATACATCATAAGAGCGAAAGGAACCTTTGTAACAATATCATTATTATTTACAAAACGATAATGCTTAATCCCATCTTTTATCAACTCTTTAACAAAATCTCTATTACCTACTCTTGGCGATCCAAAAGTATAAAGTTCATGCGCATCTATTCTAGCAGCACATAAAGTAGCAAGTGCAGCACCGAGCGAGTGCCCGGTGCATACAACTTTTATAGGTTCTTCTAAACTAATATCCATAGATTCTAGCAGATATTCAATAGTTGGAAAAACTTTATCTAATGCTTCCACAAATCCGTAATGTACTAAACCTTTTTCTTTACTAGGTTTACGCCATGCTTTAAGATCTGCTAATACATCTGTTAATTGATCAGGTTCTGTGCCTCGGAAACAGATAACTAATTGATTATCTTGATAAGGAGGAATAATCATAGCTTGAGTATCCTCTATATCAATCCAATGAAATTTATCATATCCCATCTGACTAAGTTTGATTTTAAGCTCTTCTTCAGGTAGATATACCAAAGAAGCAAACCTTGCCATTAAAGATGCATTTTCAAGCATTTACTTTTTCTTTTTCTTCATAATTGCTGCCTGCAATGCAGGTGGCAATTTCTTTTGAGCAGCAGTTAGCTTTCCGCCCATAGGCTTATCACCAGGCTTAGCTGGTTTATCTTTGCCTTTATTACCCATTTTCTTTTCTAGAAAAGCAGGCATCTTACCTTTTGCTTTAGCTGGTTTCCCTTTAGCCATTTTTTTCTTTGGTTTTTTCATTTTATGATCCATTAGTTTTTATTCCATATCTGCCAAAGAATAGCTAAAGCAGCTAAGCCTACTAATCCTTGGTCGCTAAAATTTGATAGCAGTGTTAAGATATTCCCAGTTACTGCTACATTAGGCCAAAATGGTATGTTCATACCGCTAAATAGAATTTCGAGTACAATTCCTAATCCGATTAAGCTGACTCCTGCATGCGCAAGTCCTCCAGCCCATTCTTTAATTTTGTTTAATACTTCCATATTACTCTCCTTTTAGTCAGAATCTCTTTTATGCGTCAAATTCAGTTATGTTAACTTTTGCGTTGTTTCCTGATCCCGCATTTATAAATGCCGGTGTTAAACCTGTAGATCTTACTACAAAGTATTCAGTAGTTTCTGCTGGCATATATAAATCATTTGCTGTAGCGGTGCCTGTCATAGCTACATGTGCAGGGTGAGCACTACAAGATACTCTAACTACTTTTGTTCTAGCAAGTAGTGCCGTTACAGGTGTAGAGTTGTTATTGGTAGCTGTTACTGTAACGGTATTCGCTGTATTTAAGTCATAACAAGCAAAACCTCTTTCATTTAGTTTAGTCATTTGTTTTTTCCTCTTTTCTTTTTTGCGAAAGTTTTTACATTTGTAGGTTTACCGCCTGGATTACCTGCAGCTCTTTTTCTTTTTACAGCACTACGAATCTCAGAAGTACTCATTCTATTTGCTGTTGCACGAGGCACGCATTTAGGATATTTACCTTTTTTTGCAGTCTTTCTACCACAAGGTTGAAAACTACCGTTCTTTTTAGGAGCACCAATATTAACCCAGTCGCCTTTAGATCCTTTTCCAAACCACGCTGTTAGCCCACCTTTAGGTTTAGCCATTATCTATAACCGCCGCCGCGCGATTTGTAAGTTCTCACTAGCCATCCATTAGCATAAGCAGAAGGATAAACAGCAAATTTACGTTTTGCTTCTGCTTTAACACTTGCATATAGTTTTGGATTAGTAGGTTTTGCACCTTTTTTCTTAGCTGGTTTCTTAGCCATTTTTTCTCCTCTTAGCTGTTATCTTTTTTTGTTGATTTATAAATTTTCTATAAACATTTGCTGCTGAAACTTTACCCATTTCTCGGGCTCTTTGTTCCATAGCTATTGCTGCTTGCGTTTTATGCGCATGACTCTTGCTAGAAGCCTTAATTTTAGCGACAGAAGCCACAGCGTCTTTAACTTTAGCAAAGCCCAAATTTTTAATAGTACCTTTAGGATTTTCATCTGTATATAAGTCAGAGTGCTTCTTTGAATTAGCCTTCTGTCCTTTCTTTCTAGGAATACGTGGAGCCATTAATAACTCCTTTTAACTTTCCCTTTAAAGGGAGTTTTATCTGCACACCAATCTTCAGGATGTACATTTCTAGGTCTTTTGCCTGATGGTTTATTAACCATTCTACCCATAGGAGTATAGAAAACACACCAATCTTGTTTTTTCTTTTTTCTAACAGAGGAACTTATAGTTTTCCATATCATGTCACCTTCTGATGATTTTGTTAATCTTCTAACTGCCATATTTACTCCATAAAAAAATGAGGATACCTAAGTACCCTCATTATATATTTCTACAAATATATGTCCAATTTTTTATTTTAGTATTAAATCATTCTTATACAAGCTACTTCTTCACCTGCAAAATCTTCTTCTTTCCTAATAAAGTTGTAAAATGATTTAACTGCTATTTCTTTATGCTTTGCTTCAATATCAAAATCTGCATATTGCAACATAGGAACATGAGCAGACATTAACTCTTCATCCCAGAACTCACCTACATGAGCATTAGGTTTCATCCAATGAGATTGATCTTCTGGTGGGAACGACTGAGACACGTGGAATAGTGGGCGTAGACCTCTCCAACTTTTAACGGCTTCCCTAAAATATTCGTGAGTATGGGTGATGTGCTCAACATCTCTGACTTTTCTGTTGACATACTTACTGTCAAGTTTGACTCGTTCTGTTTCGACCATTCTGTGACAGGCGTAGTGATGCGTGTCGAGAGTGCATCGTATAGGTATTCTCTGCGCAAGCTCAAGTGTGTGTTTGATGTCATAGCCGTTTGGTTTATCTTCA